GTTCTGTCCCCAGCAGTGCAAGTTAAGAGCTGTCTCGGCAAGAACGAATGCGCCAGCATCCGAAACACCCGAGTCTGGAACCTTACTGATTGGGAAAGGAACACTCATGGCAGGTACAGTGCAACCTGGATACCAAATCGTGGACTTACCGTATAGGGCATTGTACGAGTCCGTAGGCATATCGTTTTGGCCTCCCGGGGTGTACGGGACCGATGGTTTTTGTACGCCATCAGCATTATATGTACCCACTGGGTTGCGCACACCAGTCGCGTCAAAATCACCTTCATAGATGAAGTCAAATGGTCCTTTCTGTCCCCACTGGATACCGACGGCATTGTTAGTGTCAGCACCAGGATCCTGGTCTGGCCAATAAAGGCCCCGTTGCCGTCCATTTCAAGATTCTCATTGAGGTATACGCCAGCCGGTCCAGAGAAGGCAGCGATAGAGTTGACAAGAGCATCAAGGGCATCAGTGTAATTGAATGGCTGCGCACCAAGAGCAGAGTTAAGAGGCGTGTTCTTCAAGAAGGAAGAACAGTAGTCAACATTGGCATCAGGCTGCACCACGAAGACAAGCTCTTTGCAAGGGTGATTGAAATTGAGTTTAATTTTGTTGGATGAAGATCCGACCGACTCATCTCCAGTGAACTGAAGCTGCTCAATCAAATACTCATGCGGATTTTGGGCCATTCTGCGTCTCTCGTCTGTATCAAGGAACACATAATCGACGTACAAAGAAGCGGCTACAAGCGATTTCTGGTACGAAACGGCATCTTTAACAGACGAACCGTTGGCAACATTATCGCCATCAACACCACCACCCTCCGTAAGGTTGGTCACAGCGAAAAGAACCTCATCCGAAGGACGAAGCTCAAGGTTGATGCGGACCTCGTGGTACTGAAGTGCAATCAAAGGCAAAGCAAGGCCTGGGTTGCGACAGAACCAGAACTGTAACGGAATGTACAGCGTAGTCTCTGGAAGTGCGTTACGTGGTGCGCACACTGCGGCAGGCACATCAACGTTGGCGCAAGCAGAGTCAACATCAGCGAACGATGGATCAATCAAGTAGGTAAGCTGCGTAGTCTGGCCAACCATCTTGTTGTAACCTCGCTCCTGCTCAGCAGTCAAGGTAAGCTGGTTCCAGATGTGCATCCAATCACCATATTGGCGATCGATTCTCTGGCCACCAATCTCGACCTCAACCATTGAGATAAGCTGCTCACCTGGGTAGTCAAGCCAGCGAGCGTAAACCTTGGCACAGTCCTTAGGATTGCAGCAGGAGTCCTGCCCAATCTCTGGAAGTGTGACCTGAAGGTAGGTGCGGTATGCTAAATCACCATTTCTGGAGATAGTACACTGCACCCGGCGACCGAAATCAGCCTGGCCGTTAAAGGTCTGTTCAATAGATTCCATAGCGAAATTAGTATGTCTGCGGTATGTAACTTTCCAAAAAGTAATCTGGGGATTTCCCGTTAAGTAGACGTCCTGAGCGCCATAGGCAACAAGCTGCATTAATCCTCCTCCCATAGTTATAATATTGCTAAAGATTTTATTTTTATGAAAAAATCATTTAATTATGACTCTTTAATAGATAATAATTTTTCTATGTCAAAATTTTCCTTCATGAATCGTTTAAGATAATCTTCAGAAAATACCTCTTTTTTCCCTTCATGGTTTTTTGTAAAGATATATAACTTATCTTTTTTTTTAACAGACCATCCCGATTCTAAAGAATTATAAATAAATGCCATTTTACAGAGTTTTACATTATCAAAAGATGAGGAATCTGGTGGAGTTGTTGGAATATCCATTGTTATTTGGAGAGAAAAATCATCACAATTTGAAACATAAAACTTATCCGTAAAAAGGCAATTAAATATAAAAATTCATTTTAATATTAAATGCCTTCATTTAAGCCAAAGGCTAACAAAAAAATAGTCAGTAATCCGAAAACAAATATTACCGTAGATAGTAAACATAATGAAAAAATGAAAGAATTTCATGATATTAGTAATAATAAGATACCTGCGTTAAAAGCTCAAAAGAAAAGAAAAATAACGGAATTAAAAAAGGGCAATTTAACTATTGAGAAACGGCTACAGTTAACTGATGATATAAAGAAGTTGAATAAAAAGATCAAAAAATTAAAGAGTAAAAAGAAAAGGTATTTATTGGACAATGTAGAACATGTCTTTGAATACTTTGAAAAGAAGAAAGATGTGACAAATGATGGTAACAAAACAACTGTTTTGCATTCATTTTTTACAAAAAGAGAGACAAAGAAAAAGATGGAGAGAACCGATAATATAAACTCCATGCAACAATATCTAACAAATGTTGATGAGGGACTTATAGATATCAATAACTATACAATGGATGATGAAAAATGTAAAAATAATAATTGTGGGGGAGAGCTAATATCAGTAGAACACGAAGGTGTCCGAATATGCAATAAATGTGGAGTTCAGAATGCCTTTTTAATTGCCCATGAAAAACCATCGTATAAAGAGCCGCCTAAAGAAGTATGTTTTTATGCGTATAAAAGAATAAATCATTTCAGAGAAATTTTGGCTCAATTTCAGGCAAAAGAAACCACGCAAATTCCTCCTGAAGTTTTAAATAATATAAAGGCACAAATCAAAAAGGAGAGAATCACTGTGAAAGATCTCACAAACAAAAAGGCAAAGGATATATTGAAAAAATTAGGTTATAACAAGTATTACGAGCATATACCATTTATTAAAGACAAACTTGGTATAAAACCTCCGATCATGAGTCCCGAATTAGAAGATAAACTATGTAGTCTATTTATGGATATACAACGACCATATGCCCAACACTGCCCAGATGATCGTGTTAATTTTTTGAATTATTACTATGTGTTATATAAAATCTGCGAATTGTTAGGAGAAATTTCTTTTTTACCATTTTTTCCGATGCTTAAAGATCCGGTGAAAAGGATAGAACAAGACGAAATATGGAAGAAAATTTGCGCGGAGCTGCGGTGGGAATATGTGCCTACGATTTAATGTACTTTTTGCTTAATAATTTCTGCTAAATGTTTTTTTGCTGTATTATTTAAATCAATGCTTCCTGATAAAATATCCTTTGGATTGAATTCATGATCCATAGCAATAAAACCCCATTCTCTTTTCATACAGAATTGGGCCAGATCGGCATTCCATTGATCAATATCCGATGATAGATGTCTATTTGGCGTTAAATTCAGTCCACATTCTTTAATAGTAGATTCATCAGGAAGATAATATGCACTTAATACAATTATATTTACTTGAGGAAAGGTGGAATGAAAATACTCCAATTGTTCTTTCCATTTATTGAATATATCAGCTTCTGTATTACATGGTAATTTTTTGGATAAACCCGGATTAGATGACGAGTGAGGTTCAACTTCAACTGCTTTCTCACAATTATGTACATTAGTAAGTAAATCATTATACCCTATTGATATGAATGCATGGGTATCATTTTGATCTAATTCGGGATACTTTCTTTTTAGTTCTTTTACAGAATCTTTAAAGTCCTTGAGAGAAGAACATTTTTTACTAATATTAATGATTTCTCCAATATGCAGATTTTTATCATTCTCAATTTGTTCCTTAATGGAGATAAAACGGGTGTGATCCTTATCACTAAATATATTACCAATAAGTATAATATTTGGAGTGTTAAGAAAGGTTTCAATATGAGGTGTTTTACTTAATTGGTATAATATAAGACCAAGAAGTGTGGCGAAAATAATCTTCATTAACAAGTCATTCATATAAATATTTGAGCTAAAAAAACATAATTATGATCTTAATTATGTTTAAACAAATTACATACGTGGGAATCCAACGAGGTTGGCACCCATACCAAAGCCTGCACCGGAGCGCGCTCCGACGGCCATCGATGGTACGTATGTATCAAGGATAGAGAATGTGGCTGCAGCAGTAAGAGCAATCAGCATAACTTCATCTAAATTGAGTGACCGCTTTGGAATAGCATAAGCAGCAATTGCAACCATGATACCTTCAACCAAATATTTCACAACGCGACGGATAAGCTCTCCGAAATCTAAAAGGCTACCTAATTCACCAAGCATATTATACTATTTCTCTAGAAAAAAAAATATATCATTTCTAAAATAACTTAAAATATAAATGGAATAATGATAATATAATGTCTAAACCCTTTGAGAGACAAATTCTACCTAGTGGTGCTAAAAATCCTAAATATATTGATCTATTGGATGAGGATAAGGCCGTAGCTGGTCAGAAATTCGCCTGTATTTCTTTTATTAGCCCGGATAAAATTCTAAAAAAGAAGGAACTCTATTTTTTTGCGGAGTTCCTAAAGCATTGGGATTACAGCAAAAATATTGAAAAGTTCACACAATTCTTGAATTTCTTTACTCATAAGTACAATATCAATTTTGATAAAGCTATGGAAGATTTCCAAGACTTTGTGAAGAGTGAACAAAGTGAATTGGTAAAGACCAATATCAATGACGATTATAAGAATTTCTTGGATGCTAAAGAGGACGATCTAAACAAACAGTTCAATGAAACTCATAACTTTCAGACCAACACCCGGGGCTTGAAAGTGCGTGGTTCGTATCCTTCTCAAGAAGAGGCAGAATTGAGATGTAAAATGCTAAGGGAAGTTGACCCTAATCATGATGTTTATGTTGGGCCTGTAGGTATGTGGATGCCTTGGGAACCTGAGGCATATAAAACAGGAAGGGTAGAGTACTTAGAGGAGGAGCTCAATCAATTGATGCATGAGAAGAATAAAAATGAAAAGGAAGCAAGAATGGCATTTGATAAGCGTGTTATGGAGGCAAAGAAAACGGCTATTGCTGAGAACGTCAAACTAGCTAAAGAGAGTGGTAATAAATTAACACAAAATGTGGATAAAGAGGGTAATTTGGTTGGATTGGGTATATCTACTGTTGAGAATACGATTATTGGTAATGAGAAGACAAGTAATGCAGATATTAGAAAAGAATTGTTTGAGGGCGAGAATATTCGTACAAGGCAGACCGACAAAGATGAAAAAGCAAAACAGGAAAACAATAAAAACAATGCTCCAGATGTTACAATTGAAGAAAAGAAAGACGAATAGTTAAGTAACTGTTTGGAGTGAAATTTATGGTATGATTGCTATTGTTGATTCTAAAAATTGAATGATAATATCTTTTAAAAATAAAAAGATACTATCTTATACTATGGATGTCCAAAAGTTTCAAGCTGTCACCCCTCCGATACCTAAAAAAATACAAGATGATGGAGCTGAAATATCTGAAGGGACAAAAATCGTTGCCCCCACCAATGTAACGAAGAAAAAGAAGGAAAAGAAAGATAAGAAAAAATCACGAAAACGATGCCAATTTGCTGGATGCAGAGTAAAATTAAAATTAACTGATATGGAATGTAGGTGTAAGAATAGATTTTGCACTAAACATCGATTACCCGAAACTCATAAATGTGTATATGACTATAAAAATATTAACATGGAAGACTTTTGCAAATATGCTGGTTTAGGTGGGGGCGAGGTTCAGAAACTTACTAGAATTTAATTACCATCTACTTTTCTTGACATTAATTCTAGGCCCTTTCTTTTGGGCATTAGGATCGTAAGCTTCATCTTCATCGTCACTTCCAATATCTTTAGACATTTCCCAAAACTCTTTGCTTCCCAATTTGAATTCTTTGTGAGCCTGGGCCTTATACCAAAAAATTTGATCTTCTAATTTATTTGATTTAGCATTATTTGATACTACTAAACACTCATAATTCTCAGTACATTGATCCATAACCTGGCAAAAACTTTCAAATGTAGGAAACATCCCTGCATAATTCTCATAAATTCTTTTACGGTTTGCAATATATGGTTCTCTTAAAATGAATGTAAAGTCTATATTAGTTCTCAAATTTGGCGGAACACCTAACGGATATTGCATGGTAATAACTAGCATTATTTTCCAATGTCTCCCATTCATAAATAAAAGTCGCATTAATTTTTCTCGTGCCCATGAATTATCATACAGACAATCATCAAGAATAACAAAGGCTCTAGCATCAATTGTTGATCTGCCATATGCATCTTTTTCCTTTTTCACTTGTTTTATAACCATTTTTTGCCGCTTTAGAATATTTTCTATAATTGCCGTATTATATTCATCATGAATAAATAATTTAGGGACCATACGGGAATAAAAACCGTTTCCTGCCTCTGTTCCCGATATTACCGTACCGATCGGGATATCTTGATGATAATAGAGTAGATCTCGGACAAGAAAACTCTTTCCTGTATCACGTCTCCCAATTAATACTATAACTGGCCCTTGTGTCTCATTTGGTTTAAAACTAATATTTTTCATATCAAACTTTTTTAATTCCAAATTCATTATACAGATTTTTTGTATATTAAAATATAGGAAATTACGCACAAATAACTTAAAATTAATAGATAACTTTATTTATAGTCCACATGTTCCAACTTTATTATAAAAAGAATAACAATACTGTATTATTTCAAACATTTAAGGCAAATCATATGGATCGGATACAAAACTATATTCCATTGTATAATAATTTTTTCAATTTGCAACCGGGAAATTACCAATGTATTAATCTCAATCAACATTACAATATTACATCTATTGCAAAAACAGATAAGAAAAATAAATTTAACTGTATTATTAAATCCACAGATAAGGAACTCAAAACTGAAACATTTTTTAAATTCTCTCCATTATTAGATCCAATTAAGTTCATGATTGGAAAATATGGGTCATTAAGTGAAGACATAAAAACATCATTGCCTAAACTACAAGAAAACACCTGTCATGCCAAGGTATTAGATCCAAATAACTCTGCTTATGTAGATAGTTTTTTTACCTACTTAACAAGTAATCTACTACATACACATAATTTTATACACGGAGTTGATTTTTTTGGATCATTTCTTGGCATCCATAAACAATTTGAGGTTGATATCCTAGATGATATCGAATACCTAAATGATAGTACATTTTTCCATGAAAATAAAAATAAGGCATTTACTGTGGATGTTAGTCATGAAGATTTATTCTTAGAAGCTAATACCAGAAATTATAGAAAAAAACTAAAAATAGAAACGGATGTTATAAATGGAGATATTCTAGAACTCAATGATGAATTATTTGAAGGTATGTTTATTGAAAATGAAAATGAAAAATCCGAAAAAACTAAGGAGGAATTAGTATTTGAGTTTAATTTAGACTCAAATCAATCAAATAAAACAAATGATTCTCGTTGTTCTTCACGATCATCTCATACTTCAGACGAGTCAAATGAGTCAAATGATGAGGATATGGATGAGGGCGAAGATTCAGAAGATAACAGTGATAATGATAGTATGACCAGTAGTCTGGATTCTAGCATAATATGTAAGGCCGTCCTCCCAGATTTTCCAGTTCAAATTATTTGTCTAGAGTCAATGAAGGCGACATTAGATTCACTATTAGAAGAAGAAATGAGTGATGATGAATGGAGATCTTGTTTGTTTCAGGTTATTATGACTCTTATTGTTTATCAGAAATTATTTAGTTTTACCCATAATGATCTTCATACAAATAATATAATGTTTATTCCCACTGATCTACAATATATAATCTATAAATATGATAATACATACTTTAAAGTGCCAACATATGGCAGACTATTTAAAATAATTGACTTTGGAAGGGCCATTTATAAATTCAAAGGTAAGACTATTTGTAGTGATAGTTTTCACCCAAAAGGGGATGCTGCTACGCAATATAACTGTGAACCATATATGAATGAAAAGAAGCCTCGTTTAGACCCTAATTTTAGTTTTGATCTTTGTCGCCTTGCCTGCTCGCTATATGATTATTTTATGGATGTTTTGGAAGACGACTTTGATAGAAATCCAATAGCGCAGTTGATCAATACTTGGTGTACGGATGATAAAAACAGAAATATTCTGTATAAAAATTGCGGCGAGGAGAGATACCCTGATTTTAAGTTATACAAAATGATTGCAAGGGGTGTGCGCGCCCATGAACCACATAACTATGTTAAACACCCTGTATTTAAAAGATTTATATCTAACCGGAAAAAATGCAAGAAGAAGAAGGTCATTAACATTGATGACCTACCATGTTATATTTAAATATATTAATAGGATATTCAATATATTTAAAAGTCGGGATCTGACGTAAAGACGGATGGTGCGTTCTTTAATGTCTTCATAGGTTCAATCTGATCATAGATAAATACTCCTGTTATATAACTAATATATACCATCAGTGTATTTTGTACCATCACCTTGAGTTTGATAGGCTCCTTGGTGATAAAATGCGATTCGATATACTGGAAAATAGCATATATACAACTAACAATTACCCCTTTAATCAATGTATCACTGCTCATTTATATTGTAGTGAAATAAATAGATTACAATTTAACCGCATTATGCTAAAACTTCTACATTTGTTAATTCTGGTTTATTATTTAACTTAATATTGCCTCCTATAGTTTGAATATCTAAAGTATCTAGCTTAATATTTGGCCCGTCAAAAATCTTTATTGAGTCCCCACCATCATCTTCCTCTTCCTCGGCCTCTTCCCGCTTTCTCTGCTCATGACGTTCCGTGCTTATTCTCTCCAACCGTTCTATTGTTTTGGGGGCAGAAATTAGCGTGGGAGGTGAAGAAGATATGATAGTGGGATCATCCTTCTGAGAAAATTTGACAACGTTATCTTTATCATTAAAACTAATTTTTGTTGTTGACTTGGGCGATGGTGGATTGAGTGACGGAACTTCAATCTTTACGTTAGAAATCTCTTTTTGAATTTCAGGCGAGGATGGTGGACTGAGTGAAGGAGACGGTGTATTATCTTCACTTTGTATATCCTTGTTCTTCGTTACTAGGATAGGTGAAGGGGCTTTAGGATTTGTAGACTCCTGTGTAGTCTCTGCTGATTTTGCAGAGTCGTCGTTGACGGCGCCGGCGTCCTCTG